TCAAACTTCTATCTCAAAGGTTGGTAGATCTGGAGCCTCCCCTAGCAGCTCTCCACCGCGGTAGAACGCCTTCTGGCCGATGGCCACCCCTCCCCCTCGCACGATCACCACGCCCCCGCCTGGGGTCTCCAGCGTGGTGCTGGTGCCCGTCGTTGCGGTGACGGTACCGACCAGCAACGGGTCGGCACCGGGTATCAGTGCCTGGAACTGCTTGAACAGGTTCATACAAATCGCTCCACACTCAGTTGCTGGCGCACCGTCATGGCTCGGCCCTGCATTCCAGCCGCGACCCTGACCCCTCGGTTAAAGCCCTTCCAGCCATCGACCGCCAGCAGCGCCCCGGGCAGGATGAGCCCGGTGTCGCTTGAGAGCGGCAGTTCGATGGTCTGGGTGCGCCTCGGCATGGTCTTGGCCAGCCCCACCACACCTTGGGCGCGAGCTGCCACCACATCGCACACCAGCGGGTGGGTGATGGTCGGTGCCTGCTTCTCCCCTGCCGTGCCTTGGCGCAGCACCCGGGCATTGATGCCCTGATGGCCACCGCTGACATAGATGCCGTTCGCCGCCTGACCCGGCTGGAAGTCGCTGCCCAGCGTCGTGATGATGGCGCGGGGGATGGCCACGTCTGCCAGCGCCCCGTCGAGCTGCCAGGGTACGGTCGGATAGCGCGGCTTGATGACCAGGTGCCGATCGCGCTGGTGCGGCAGCACGAACCCGCCCGCCGCCTCTGCCAGGTACTTGATCGCCTCGATGGGGGTCTGGCTCTCCAGACTGAAGAAGCCGCCGGGTACCAGCCAGTCCGGTGCCTGCCAGTCCAGGGTCCAGCCAAACGGCAGCAACGCCTCCGCCAGCTGGGCCATGGTAGCCAACGCGCTCTCGCTCACCGCTTGCGCCAGTACGTGGGTCGGCGACAGATAAGCGGTGCGAGAGCGACCGGTCAGGGTCGCCGACTGCCGGCCAAAGCTCTCGCTCGACTGCCAGCCGTCGCATACGCAGTCCCACTGCTGGCCGTTGACGTGGATGCTGACCTCCTCATCGTCCGTCATGGCCGCCGTCGCGATGCGCGGGATCTGGGCCGTGAACTGCCAGGCCCAGGAGTCGGTGTCGAGTTCGATGCTCAGCGAGGTGGTTGGGATATCGACCCCATCCCTCACCCGCACAATGCTTGCTGTGTTGCTCACCAGATAAACCCTCCGGGTTGGGATAACAATCTGAGCCTGTCCGAACCAGACGAACTCCAGGGAGGCGTCCCCCCGGGGCCGGCCGAACGCCAGCACCTTGGTCCGTTTGTCCGGGCGTACCGGGGGCGTCGTCGGCTTGGGCGGCGGTGACATGCCCCAAGGGGGCTGCATTGCCTCCTCCCAGCGCGACAGCCAGCCCTTGTGCAGCTGCAGGCCGAGCTGCCAGCGCTGATCCCCCAGGGTGACGCCGAGCGGGGTGGCCTCCTGCCAGCGGTCGGCTTGCCACTCCTTGTCCTGGCGCGGGGGGTTGCGAAACCCGCTCACCTGCCAGCGGCCCACCGGCGCCCCCTCGACCCAGAGCGAGCGGGTCACGGCATGGCCGGGTGGCAGGCTGTCGAAGCCATGGCCGTTGTTCGCGCCGAGGGCCTGCCCCTCGTCGAACGGCACCCGCACGGTGCCATCCTCCCGGGGCAGCTGTTCGGCCAGGCCGGTCCACTCGGTCTGCAGGGGGCGGGCCTCCTGCCAATGATTCTGACAGGGGGCGGGAACGAGGGCTGGCTGCTGCCAGTCGCTTTGCACTGCCCGGGTCACCAGCGCGGCCCGCTCGAAATGATCGGTGCTGGTGTGGCTCGGTCCCCGGAACACGTTGATGTCGTGGCCGGCCTCGATGGCAGGCAGCAGGGGTCGGGCTGTGCTGGCCAGGGTCGCCTCGATGACCACGGCGGCGCCTATCTCGACCACCGGCTGCGGCGCCGTGGCCAGCAGGGCAGCCGGGTAAACCGGTATCACCGCCAGGCTGGCCTGGGTCGCGGGCCCCGCCCCCTGCAGTGCGCTCGGCAGCACCAGGCCCGGGGAGCAGGTCAGGCTGGGCGGCAGGCTGGTCCCCCGCAGCACGGCCGCATAGCGCTGCACCTGGAGCGGGTTCAGCTCCAGGGTGGCGTTGGCCTTGCGGGCCTTCTGCAACTCCAGCCGGGCGTCGGTTCTGGCCATGCTGACCTCGTGGCTCACGGGGAGCGGTTAGGGTTCGGTAAAGATGGCGTCGTTGATGCGCACCATGGCGCCGGTGAACAGCTCACTGGCGGGGATTTCGATGTCGGCGCCGCTCTCCGGTGGCCCCACGTCGAGATCCGCCACAAAGCCCCCGTCCCGGTTGGCGATGCGCCCCCAGGACTGGACCCCGTTGGCGATCACCATCTGCTCGGCCAGGGGCTTGAGCGTCAGCACCCCGCCCGTCACGCTCTGGGCGCAAGGGTGGGTGAACTGCAGCGTCACCAAGAGCACCTGGCTGGTAACGGCAGCGCCCGGGGCGGGGCGTCCACCGGTGTAGATTTTGAGGGTCGCGGGCCCCGCGCTGCCCTCGTCGATGGCGGCCGCCAGCAGCTGGGCGCGGCTGGTGCGCAGTGCATCTGCATACGCGAACATAGTACCTCCTGGTACGGCCCTATCAGGCCAGGCCGACCCCCTCACCGGGGGCATAGGGGGTGGGGAGCTGGTAGTCGGCTGCCACCGCGTTGTAGTCGGCGGGGCCGAACGCGGGATCGTCCTGGGCGACCAGCATATAGCGGCGGTTGAGCCACAAGAGATCGAACCGGTATTTGCCATCGCTGGCGCGGCTCATGGTCTCGCCGACGAGGTTGCCCGCCTGGTCGAAGCAGAGCACCCGGCGCCGCACCCCCTCCCCGTTGATGGTGACCGTGCTCTCGATGTAGCCCTGCAGGGCGTTTTGCACCCCGTCGCGGATCCACTGCATGGAATGACCGCTGCAGAGCAAAATTGCCTTGGTTGGCAAATTGGGAATGGGGCCTGGGTAGACATAGCCGGGGATTCCACGCCAAGCCACGTCCTGCGGCTGAAACTGACTGCGGGATTCTTGGTTTGCGGGAATGGCGGTGATACGAACTACTGCCGCCGCATAGGGCAGATCATCAGCCATGCTTACCTCCATGGCCCAGTCAGATCAAAACCCATCAGCGTAACTCCACCGAGAGGAGACTCAGCGAAACCCACTCTAACAAAACGCACGATTTTTCCCGTCAATGCTGGCAGGTTGGCAAAGTTCTTGCGGTCCCATGCAGCTACGGTCGCAAAGGGGCATATGACACCAGGTAAATATCCTCGCAGATGGTTACCTGACTCCATTACCATTATGGGGTCCGCGCCCATATAAAATGCGTTGTCAGGACCATTTGGTACGGCCATCCCTGTACCAAAGCGGGAAAAGATACCTTTCAACCACCAACTCGTCACACCGAAAATCTGTGAGTAAGATCTAGCAATGACATGATGATCGCTGTTGTCAAACGAGCTGAAAGTATTTCCCCAGTTCGTGACTGCCCCGCCTGCGGGGCTCGCCCATCGACGGTTTACGTCACTGGCATCCATTGTGGGATAATGATTCAACACCGCATGGTAACGGTCACCAGGGCGGATCGAGTTGATATAGCCAAAGCTGTAGACATGCTGATAGCTGGATGCCGCATAAGCGGGCATAAAATAGAACATCTGAGGATCCCCTATTAGATCCCAACGCTTATCGCTATATCTGGCAGTCGCAGGCCAGCGGTGTTCATAGATGGTGGCATAGGTGTTTATATCCACCACATCTTCCACCATGGCCACCTTGGCTAAATGAGCTATATAGGTGACCCCCATCCAGCCGCTGAATGCGGTGTTGTCGATACGCAAGGAGACGTTGCCCGACTCGCTGACGTTGGTGGGGCGATAGATGGCCACCTGGCCGTCACCGCTCTCATGAGTCAGGGTCCAGCCGAGGGGGGCCACCTTCATGGTCATGGTGCCACTGGCGGCCGAACCCGGGTTGCCGCCGTCCAGCTCGAACCAGACCTCGGTGCTGCTCACCTTCTTGACTCGGTGCTCTCCGTTATAGGCCGCCGGGCTGGCGCCGCTCACCTCGACCACCGAGTCCTGCAGGTAGGCATGCCCACCCGCGATGGTGGCCTTGGCGGCCCCCTCGGTGGCATCCCATACCAGGCTGTTGAGGGTGAGGTTGCCGAACCCGGTCACCAGCACCGCCTTGAGCAGGGCCGTCAGGGCCCCGGCGGTGGTGTCCCCCAGGCTCGGGGCACCCTGCATCTGACTCGCATACCATTTCACCGGAAAAGCCATGGTGTTCTCCTGATTGGTTGGGGTGGGGCAGATTGCCCCACCCGGTTAACGGTTGACGTTGCCGCGCAGCTGCAGCTCGAACTTGTCGGTCTCCTGGGCCGCCACCGACTGCAGGATGGTGCGGATCACCCAGAGCGGATAGGCCGCCGCCTGGGTGGTGAAGCGCAGCACGTTGCCATTCGCCCAGCCCGCCCCCCAGCCCCGGTGATCCAGCAGGAAATAGGGCTGGCCGTTGTTGGGGTTGATGGGCGCCAAGTCGGTGTTCACGTCCCCCACCGCGATCTGGCCCACATGCTCGCCGACCAGCACAAAGTTGGTACTGGAAGAGAAGATGATGGCCCAGCGCTCCTGCAGGGTGGCGCGGTTGGTGACCTGGACTGGGTAGTCGGTGTCGTTGTACTGCGCCGTGGACTCGTCGCCGTCCCGGTAGTCCTGCCATTTGTTGGTCCAGGTTTTCTGGTCGAACAAATTGGTGTAGCGCGCCCACAAGTCGCCGATGATGAGCGCGCTCGACACCAGGGTGTCGGCGGGGTCGTAGTCGTGGGACAGGGGCCTGGCCAACTGCAGGCGGCCCGAGATCTCCACGTCAGTGACCAGGCTCATGTCCTCGATGCGATGCACCACGTAGAGGGGTTCAGCGTAGCCGGTCAGGCTCAGCGGGTTGGCCAGCGTCACCACGCCGCTGTCGAGGTTGACGCTGTAGAGCGACGTGGCCAGCTGCTTGCCGTCCTTGTCCTCCACATGGGCGTAGGCCAGCCGCACCCGACCGGTGTTGAGCTGCTGCCCCGCCGACACCCCCATGGGGAACGCCGCCTTGCGGGTACTGTGGATCACCACGATGTAGCCCTTGCGGATGAAAGGCACCCGGCCGTCTGACGGCAGCCGCACCGGATCCAGCCCGATGAGATCGGCATTGAGCGGCAGATAGCTGAACACCACGCAGTTGAACCGGATGGTGTCGGCCACCACGCTGAGCGGCCGCCAGATCTTGCCGTCCTCCCCCACCAGTTCGGCGTCATACCATGGCTCGGCCTCGTTGCCGGCGGCCGTGACCTTGCGGCCAAAGCGCGCCGTCACCACGCCGGTCTGGTAGTTCACCCGGCCATCCATGTCGGCGGTGGTGAAATAGCCGTCCCCATCCGCCGTCGCCTCGATGCGCCGACCGGTGGCGGTGTTGGCACTGAGGTAGAGGCTGCCCGGGGCCACGGGGGCGCCCGGGGTGCGGAAGGTCACCATATCCACCGACTGGACATTGAACGAGGTGGCCAGGGACTGCAGCGACGGCTGGGCCCCCTGCCCCGCCGCCCAGTCGGCCAGCACCGCCAGCCCGTTGCTGTAGTCGATGGTGCCCGCCTGGATGCCGGCGCCGGTCGCCGGATCCGGGTCGCGGTAGAGCAGCCCTTGCCGGTCCACGTAGGTGGACCCGCCCAGGGTGAAGCGCATCGATCCCTCCAGGATCGCCTCGGAGAATCCCGGGGTCACGTCGATGCGCAGCGCCTGGGCGGTCAGGGTGGCATTCTGGGCCAGGGCGCTGTTGTTGTTGCGGTAGGTCACATCGACCCAGCCCCCCTCGCCATCGGGGAAGGTGTAGGCGGTGTTGACGTACTGGATCCCGGTCAGGGTCCAGCGCATGTCGGTATACCAGGTGCCTGTCACCGGATCCTGGTGGCTGCCCGCCGGCACCCAGGCATAGGTGGGTTCGGGCAGCAGGGCGGTGCCGTCCGGCATGAAATGCAGGGTGCCGGCGTTGTAGTCGATGGCCCCCAGCACGTTGCCGCTGGCGTCCATCAGGTTGCCCTGGCCATCGTCCTGCAGCGTGATGATGGGGTCCTTCTTCTCGATGGAGAGGATCCGCTCAGACGCTGCCACGATGGCGTAGAGCGCGTTGAATTTGACACGCACCGACCCCGGGGTGAGGTTGTGGGCGCCGCCGCCATCCCCGTCCAGGGTGATGGAGAGGTGCCCCACCTGGCCGGGGGTAGAGAGGCGCCCCGGCTCGATGTGGCGCTCGGTCACCGGCTCGCCGTACTGGTACTGAGCCACGTACTCCTGGCCCAGCGCCGGCAGAGTGATGTGCTCCAGGTCGATGATGCCCTCGGCGTAGTTGATGGTGCCGGTGATGTCGCCCCGGATCCGCCCATCCCCCACCGCATCGTTGGCGGTCTTGCCGCTGCCCCAGGTCAGGATCAGGCTCTTGGGGGTGATACCGGTGTGGGGCAGCTGCCAGGCGCTCTTGCTGATGCTGATGGCCTGGCCGCTGCGGTTGGTGTAGTTGACCGGGGTGGCCCAGCTGAACAGGATCGCCGTGTCCACGTCCGGCAGCGCCCCCAGGGTCAGCATGACCGAGCCGGTGGCGTGGTTGACGACGCCGGACCCGTAGGACCTATCCGCCCCGAACAGCTCGCCACGGCCGTTGTCTTTCAAGTCGTACCATTTGCCTTGCGCCATGTACGACACCGTCAGGGTGCCCGGTGCCGGGGTCGGCTGCAGGGTGATGGTGTAGGCATAGCCCCGGTTGTTGGCCTTGATCTCGATCTGCGCCGTGTCGGCGATGCGCGACGGGCGGGCCGCCGGCCAGAAGCTGACGTCCTTGCTCGCGGCGCCGTAGTTCGGGCACTGGGCGTTGAACTCCATCTGCCCCCGGCCGTAGTCGATGGACCCGATCACCGACCCCGCCACCACCAGTTCGCCGCCCTTGTCGGTGATAACGGCGGCGCCGATGGTGATGGTCAGGGTGCCGGGCTTCACGCCGGTGCCGAGGAACAGGCCCCGGCTCGGGGCGATGCTGACCACGGTATTGAACGTGACCAGCCCCTTGCCGGAATCCACCAGGCTGGCCAGCTCGCCGGCGGCGGTCAGGTCCACCGCCGGGGTTTCACTGCGGGCCGCCGGCACCAGCTGGGTGAAGATGGTCTTGGCCCGCACCTGCATGGCCCCCAGGTTCACCGCCTCGGCCAGCTTGGTGGTGGCGAAGTAGTTGGCCGCATCGGCCACCACGGTCTCGCGCAGGGCGGTCTTTAGGTTGGTCACCACGTCATAGGGGGTCGGTTGCTCCCCCTCGAAAGTGTAGCGCAGCGGGTCCGCCAGCTTGCAGGTCACCACGTTGCGCGTGAACTCGGGCACGTTGGGCACCTGGAACTTGGCCAGCTGCTGGGTCACTTCCAGCACCCGCACGTACTGCTCGAACTCCCCCGCCTTGCCCTCGTTGCCGACCAGCACCAGGGTCTCCCCCACTTCCGGCAGGCGCACCTCGACGCGCTGGAAGAAGCGGATCGCCCGCTGCCCTTCCAACTGGGTGTCGTACAGAAAGCCGCGCCACTTCGGGCCCCTGGCCAGGTAGCGCTCCAGCACGTCGCGGGCCTCGGCGCGGGTGTCGTGGTGATCCCCGGTGCTCATCAGACACAGGCCCACGCTGGGGTCACTCGGCGGCAGCAGCACAGTAGTGTTGGCGCCGTAGTAGGTGTCGGTGTTGTCGGTCTGCACCGTCAGGAACGCCTTGCGCAGGCTGACATCCCCATAGGCGCGGTCGAGATCGCTCACATCGGGAAACAGGCTGTTGTGCTCGCCGCTCACGATCTCGCGGCCGGTCACCCGGCCACCGCCATCGGGGGTGTCCGTCAGGCGCTGGCTGCCGAGCAGCTTGATGTCGCCGGAAAGAATAGTCATGGGGTTACCTCAAGAAGGCGAAGGGTGATTTCATAAGGGGTCTGGGCGTCCGGATCCGCGATCCGATAGAGCTGTTTGGCCTCAAGTCCTCCCGCCCCCTCTCGCCGCCATATGACCGTGAAGATGCGTCCGTTGAGGTGGAGCTGCATTCGAGCAGATGGCACTGCGGCCAGCGCCTGCAACGCCAAGACGGTTGAACGTCGTACCCATGCCTCACCATCTGAGCGAAGAGTGATGGGGCGCCCCTCGGATTGGACGGACTCTTCGACGATAATGGCGCCGGAAAGCGTTGGGGTTATGACCTGCCCGACAGGCTCCCACCCGAACTCATCTTCCCAGTCCAAGTCATCTGGCAACTCGATGCCGGCTAGTGTGATCATCAGCTTCTGAGTCCTTGCTGTTTCAACACTCGCAACAATGCATCCAGGTTTTCCTCATCGGACTGGACTACTGCGGTGTCGGTGGCGGATTTGAGATAGATGGTGACCGTTTTATTGCTGCCTGATGGCGTCGGTGCACTCTGCTGTTGTTGTGGCGGCGTGGTCCCTACAGTCGGCTGAGTCGTCGCTTTCTCCGCTTCCTTCTGCTGTGCCTTGTTCAGCTCGCTCTGGAGCTGCGCACGCATGGCCTCCATCTCCTTCTGGAACTTCTCGCCGTAGTATTTGCTCCACTCGCTGTAGGCGGGGATGTCCCTGACCTTCTTGCTGTAGCGAGCCAGCTCCTCTTCCACGCCCGCGAGCGTGTTGGCCAGGGCATCGGCGTTGCCGCGGAGCTGGTTGATATCCACCGTCTTGTAGAAGAAAGAGCCAGCGCCAACGGTGCGCGTGACATCCCCTCGCCCTGTACCCGACAAGGCAGAGCTGCCACCACTAGTACTGCTGATGGCGTCTTCCACATCGGCTTTGGTCTTTTTGGCCTCGTCCTGCACCCCTTTGAGGTTTTCCCTCATGGTGTCGGTCGCACTCTTCGACTTGTCTGCCGCGGTGTTGAAGCCATCACCAATCTCTGCTGCTTTCGCTTTGGTTTGGCGGATATGATCATCCAGATAGGTAAGCCCGCGTCCTTGCTCCTGTGCAGAGACCTTTCCCGCCTGCCCTACCGATAACCAGACCTTTCTCAGCTCCTCCAGCTCTTGCGCCGTGTCTGCCTTGTTGACGGCCGCCTTCATGGCGGCGGCAATATCCTGCGAGGTGGCATTCACATCGGTAGCAACAGCACGGAAGGTGTCGATGGTCTGGCGGCCCACGGCATCAATGCCGGTATGGAGTGCTTGATAATCCACACCCAGGCGGCGCAGCTTTTCAGACAGTACCGACTCCGTGATCTGGGCTGTGCTGATGGCACCATTTTTCATGGTGTCAAAAGCCGCCATTGACTGGACCTTCAACACCTCGAGATCCTGCAGGCTCATGTCCTGCAGGCTCTTGCGCAGCCCTGCATCAATCTCGGTCTGGGTGACTTTGCCCTGTTCCTTGAGCGTCTCGAACGCCAGCCCAAGGTTTTGCAATGAGGTCGGATCGCCAATCTGCAGCTGACTGAACAGGGTGTTTATCGTGGTCGCCGTTTCACCGCCTTTGGCCTTGAGCTGATCAAAACTGCTGATCAGGTTCAGTACCGCAGGGCGACTCTTGGCATCCATCACCTGAGCGGTCATATCTGAGGCGGCGGCCAGATTGGCAAACCCCTGGCGCATGCTGGCCAGCGCAGCATCGGCCTGATACTGCATGGACTCGGCCTTGAGCCCGGAGGCTTCAAGCGCCTTTTGCACCTGCAACTGGCCCGTCAGGTACTCGCGATGGCCTTTGAGCCGCTGCTCGTAGGCTGCCCGCTCGACGGCGGAGAGGTTGGCGACCTCCTGTGCAGTGAGGATCTGCACATTCTTGAACTCATCAAACTGCGCCATGGTGGTCATGCCCTGGCGCTGCAGTTGGGCGAAGAAGGCGCGAGACTGCTCGGCCACCCGCTGCTCAATCTCCCCTGCTTCTCCCATCCTGGCGGCCCAGATCCCGGTGTCCTCCGCCAGCTTGGCCAGCCCCTTGCCACCCTCGTAGGCCAACGTGGCCAAGGCAGCATAGGCGGCAGCAGTGCCAAGCCCGATCCGGCTGAGCATGCCGCCGGCCTTGTTCCCCTTCTTGGCCATCTCCTCCATGGACTCGCCCGCTTTCTTGGTATCCGGGGTCACGCGGGTTTTCAGAATGTCGGCGAACTTGAGTAGATCGGTGCTCCACTGCACCACCTTCATGGTTGCCCAGGCTTTAACGGCCAGCGCAATCGCACCGCGCCACTCAACCAGTCCCTCCACAAATTCGCGCAGTCCCACCACGGCCACCTTCAGGCCATCCGATACTTGGCGGGCCCAGGCGGCCAGACTACCGTCGGCGGCAGCGGCCTTGATCTGGCTGGTGACGCTCTGCAACTCACCTTTGATGAAGTCAAAAATGCCCGCATCTGCCACGGCCAGTTCGACCCGATTCAGCTCCTCAAGAAAGTTCGACCAGATCCCGCTGAAGGTCTTTGACATGGCCTCAGAGGCACCCGCCGCATCCTGTCCCATCGCCTTGATCAACAGCTCGATCTCATTTCGGCCCAGCTTGCCTGCCGAGGCCATGGCGATGATCTCGTCAGTGGTCTTGCCCATGGCTTTCGCCAGAAGCTGAGCTGCCGGTACCGAGCGTTCGTTGAGCTGGTTCATCTCCTCGGCTTGCAGCTTGCCCTTGGTATAGGCCTGGCCGAGGGCGGTGATGACCCCTTCCAGATCCTGATACGTGCCGGCCGTCTTGGCGGTGTAATCGGCGGCGGCCTGCAGCACCCCGTTATAGGGATCCAGCCCGAAGTTCTTCGCCTTGATGAAAGCAGTCGTGATCTCGTTGAGCTGGAACGGGGTCTTCTCATTGAACTCCCGCAACCAGGCCAGTGCCTTTTCACCGCCGGCGGCGCTCCCCTCCACGCTCTTGAGCGAAACGCCCAGGCGCTCCATCTCATCGGCGGTGCGGATCATGCCGGTGGTGCGGGCAATCAGCTGATCAAAGCTGAGGTAGGCCGCTGCCGCACCAGTGATGCGGCCGATAAAGTCCCGCCAACTCCCACTCCCGCTCTGCACGCTTTGGTGCAGGCTGTCAGTGTTCTGCTCGGCCTGCTTGGCCTTCTTGCTGTATGCCTCCATCCCGGCGGCAGACGAGCGCAATTGCGTGGCCTGCCCAGCAAGCTGGCTCTTCAGATAAGCCACCTGGGTTCCGGCCTGTTGGCTGGCCGTTTCAATCCGCTTCTGCTCGCTGGCCAGCTTGCGGGTGTCGACCCCAGCCTCGGTCAGGGCGCGGCGCAGCCCATTGAGCGTGCTGTTCTGCCGTTGATATTGGCTATCAAGGGATTGCACTTCCCGGCGAGCAGCGTTGAACTCCCGGGCCTGCTGACGCAGCGCCTTCTCGCTGGCATCCAGTCCGTTCTTGAGGGCATTGGTTTGCCCCGCGCTCTCTTTGTACTGGTCCCCCAGCAGACGAACCTGATCCCGCGCATCCTTGAGCGCCTGGCGCTGCTCCTTGGTGACGCTGGTCGCCTCACTGTTGGCCTGGCGCAGCAGATCCACCTTGGCCTTGGCTTCCGCATGAGCGCTCGCCAGCCGCTCGGTCTCCTGCCGACTGGTGCTGTAGGCAGCATTGGACGCCGTCAGTTCTTTCTTGGCATCCGCCAGTGCTTTGCCCATGCCGGTGGCCCGGGAGCGAGCATCCTCCAGCCCCTCCCCCAGATCGGCGGTGCTGCGCTTGAGGTTGGCGAACTGGGTCAGGGTGGCGTTCTGCTCACCCAGGCGCTGCAGTTCATCCCCCAGGGAACCGACCTGCTCGCTGCTCGACTCGGTCTCCCCACCCAGGGTATCCACCTCGGTGATGAGCTTGCTGATCTCGGCCAGCCCCTCAACGGCGGCGCGGATCCGCAGCTGGATATCGGTGTCATTGCTGGCCATGGGGAATCCTCAGAAATGAAAAAACCCGCCGAAGCGGGTTTTTGTGATGCAGGTTCGAACAGGTCTAACAACTGTGAGTTATGTTTGTGTTTTGCCTGTCTCTATATGGAGTTAAGTCATGAGCACGGAACGCCTTGAATCAATCATGCAGGACATTCTGATTCAACTCGAGATGCGGATGGATGAATCCAATAAATTGCTCCGAGACATCCACTATGAATTAGTTCATCTAAGAAAAGAGTTTAACTTAGGTGATAAGCTCAGTGCAGTTAATTACCTATCCCGCCAACTAGACCTAATTGAGCTTGCAGTAACCCATGTTGATGACAACACCAAAGAAATCCTTGCCTGTGTTCAGACAAATGATATGGGCGATGTAGAACAGTCACAGACCCAAGTCTTGTAATACTCTTTATCTGATGCTATTCAGCCCACCGGAATGCTGGGCTGAATAGCACACCTTTGTTAATTGAGAATTTCCATCCGATACGGCTCAGACTTGCCGGGCTGGGTCACCAGTGAGCCTTCCAACTCCCCTTCCATAAACTCGCCACTCATCAGCGCCAGGGCGCCCTGGGCGGCCAGCATGGCCTGGTCGATGGTGACGCGCACCCGCTGGCCGGGGTTGGCCAGGTTCTCGCCGTCGATCAGGAAGTAGCGAGGCTTGAGAGTCTCGGTGGTGCCGGTGTAGGTGGTGCCGGTCACGGCCGCCTTGGTGTAGCTGACTTTGCAGGCCGCAGCAGCCTGATCGCTGATGGCCATCACCATGTTGCCGTTGACCTGGTAATCGGTGTCGAGTACCAGCGCGGTACCGCCAGCACTGAGCTTGACGGTAATGGTGCCCGGCTTGATAAAGGCGGTGGCAAGCTCGACCCAACCCAGCTTGCTGAGCGTGACCAGCTCATCCACCACCGGGGCCTCGGCCTGGGTGAAGGCCACCTGCTTGCCGGCGATGGCATCGGCCAGCAGCTGTTTGGTCATGGAGTCCCACTTCAGGGAGAGCTTGGCCGGGTCCTTCGGCAGTTGAACCGAGTCCAGCGCCTGGCCGAAGGTGCTGCGCTTCTTGGAGATGCGCGACTTTTCCTCGGTGGTCGGCGGGGTGACGGTGATCTCGTTGACGTTGATGGGGCCAATCAGGGGCCCTTTCACGCCATTGGTGATTTCGGCGATGTAGACATCACCGGCCAGCAGCAGGCCTTTGTCGGTAAATGACATGCTTGGATGCTCCTATGGTATCCAGATGGTGGTGCCAACCTAGAGGCTGGCGGTATAGGTGAGGCTGAATTGGATGGAGGTCAGCAGGGTGTCGCTGCCGATTTCTTCGGGTTCCAGATTAATGGTGCCCACCGAGATAGCGAGCAGCGTCGTACCCGGCAGGGGGATCCCCGCCGTCGAGGGCACCAGCGCCGCCAGCACCTCTGACAGCAGCTGGTCACGCCCGGCACGTCCGGCACTCACCGACTGGTAGAGATCCACCTGAATGTTGCGGGTGCGCTTCCACTCCCGCCCCCGCCGCTCCGGTTTGCCCTCGGTCAGTTCCCGAAAATGGGCCAGCGGCAGCGGGGTGTGCTGGTCGATCTGCGGGTCGCTGTCGCATACCCTGTCTTCTGGCGACAGTGAAGGCACGCTGCGCAATTTGGCCAGCAGCGCATCGATGATGACGGTCGCTTCGGTCATGTCACTCTCCTGGTGAAGGTGCTGGCAAGGTTGGCTTGCAGCTCATCGAGGAACTGCTCGGTGATGATGTCGTTCCACCAACCCCGCAGGCCCACACCGCCCGCCATCACCAGTCGCGGCTTGCCGGCTTTCGCATAACGGATCATCGGTCGACGTTTCTTGCCGTAGGGGTTGATAAAGCCGTAGACCTGCGCGCGCTTGCCGCCCCGCAGCACCCAGACGCTGGCCCGGGTGCCGGTGCCATCGGTGCGCTGACTGGCAAACTTGACTCGGCTGAACGGGATCTTCTTCAGGTCCAGGCTGATGGTGGCGACGTCGCTAGTCGCGGTCGCCTTGTCGAGTCGGATCCTCGCCCTCACCGAGGCGGTGTTGAATCCATCGGCGGCAATCCGGTTGACCATGTCACTCCGAGTGGCGGTGGCCACGTCATTGACTGCGGCCACCAGCTGCTTGCGGATCGTGGCAGGAAGCGCCTTGAATGCATCGACGCTCTCGCTCAGGCCAGTGACGTTGATCGCCCTGGCCCTGCGCTTTCGGCTTAGCCCGCCCGGCATCAGACCACCATCACCCGGAGCGTGGTGCCGTTGTCACTGCCCTCTATCAGCCCATCGATACGGTATTGCCGTCCCCGCAAGGTGATCTGGTCACCCTGGCGTGCAAAGGGGGGGACGAGTTCAGGCAGGATCAGGTCTATCTGGTGTCGCGGTTCGCTGCGGGCCCCCACCATCACGTTCTCAGCCGCCAAGAAGGCGGTGACCGGATAAGGCTCCCCCTGCTTCGGGGTGTAGGTGGCGGGCTCGCCGGAGAGTTTGCGGGCCGAGATCTGCAAGGCGCCAGGCTCGATGGCGGTATCTTCGATCAAGTACCAGCAGGCATTCCCCTTCAGCAACTGCCCGGGCAGGATATCGCCCCGTGCTCGCACCGTGATCAGGGTCGATCCGGTTGCATAGATGCTGCCCTGTGCCTCGCGCCCTGCCGCCTTCGGGTCAATGATCTTCGCCCACAGTTTGCCAAGCAGCGGCCATTCCGGGGGCGTGCCGGTTGCGGCGCCAAAGCGCGTCAGCCGGGTGTCGAGTTCGCCACTTTTAAGCATGCGTCCTCCTAGCCCACCACGATGTCACGATAGGGGTGGATCAGCGAGTCATACGCCAGCGGCAGAGTCGTGGCGATGGTGCCTGTCACCACGGCCTCCCGGTTGGTATACCAGTGGCCGATCAGCAGCAGGGCCGCCAGCTTGAGCGCAGGGGTGAGAGGCTGCCCCTCCTCCCCTGCTGCCACCAGCGGCTTGTTGATGTCGGACTGGATGTGGCTGATCGCCGCTTCAATCAAACCGGCCAGCAACGCATCTTCGTCGGTCATCTCCGGTTCGATTCGGCACTGTGCCTTGGCCTCTACCACGGTGATCAGCAACATGTTTACTCCTTACCTTCAACCGACTCGCCACCTTCGGTTGGGGAATAGAGCACGGCTACGCCGCCGTCGATCAGGGCCTGCGCCCTGGCATCGTCAAAACCGGTGATGTCGCCGGGGCTGTAGTTCTTGAAGGGGCGGATGACCTTGATAATGGTCAGGGCGGACTCGTCCGCCTTTACGGGTTTGGCCATGATGGCTCTCCTGAACGGTCTTGATAGTGAAATGGAAGGGGCCACGCAGTAGCCCCCTGCCCTGGATTACCAGGTCACTTCGGTGCCCAGCACCAGCCCTTCTACGTGACGGAAGCCCACATCGTGGTTACCGACCAGACGGATCAGGGACTGGTTGCGGGCGAAGGAGCTGACCAGCTCGCCGGCGGCATCCACATAGGTGGCCTCGCGGCTGAAGTCGATGGTCATGTTGTCCTGCTCGCCGATCACCACGTCGTTCCAGTCCGCGAAGTAGATCTCGGTCTGGTTGGTGCCGACCCCCAGATTCACCGGAATGGTGTTGGTATGGGCGACCGGGTAGCCCTTCAGCAGGCCTTGGGCCATCTCCGGATAGACCTTGTTGCCGTTGCCATCGCGCAGGCCAAACAGCTTCATCCAGGAGCGCGGGCTCATGCCCCAACCCGGGTTGATCATCAGGGAGTCGGAGCTCATCAGCTTCAGGATGAGCGAGTCGAGGTAGGCATCGATAGTGGCCAGGTCCGCCGTGCCGGTCCAGGCGACAGTGCGACCCGCGTCGGTGGCCACTTTCTTGAAGCCGACCGGGGTATTGTTGCTGCCGTCATCGCGCAGGAACGCCTTGTCTTCACGACCGCCCATGGCGGCGAGCATGTCACCCAGCACCAGCTGTTCAACGTTGTACCCGGCGCTCCCGATTAGCTGGTTGCTCATCGGCACCAGGGTGATCATGGTCTTGGCCGCCAGCTTCACATCATCGAAGCTGCCACCGGTGGCCTTGGCATCAACGCCTTCCCCCACGTAGCTGGAGGTGGCCCCGCCGGACATGCGCGGCATGCTCAGGTTACCGTTGGGGAGTGGTACCGGACGAGCCCCGAGTTTGCGCACGATGGTTCTCGGGCGCAGCAGCTCGATCACCTCGGAGTGCAGGTTTTCGGGGATGAGCGCACCACCGGAGCCGGAAGCCGTGCTGATCACCATGGCGATCCCGGCATCGCCGATCTCTTTGGCGGCAAACTGCTCTGCCAGCTTCATGTCCCCCTGACCGGCAGCAACGGCCATGGCGAGGCGAGCCATGCCGGCACCGGGGTACTGCTTGAGCTCTTGTTTCACATGAACAGCAGGGGAGCCAGTCATCGCGCCAGAAGCCACAACCGGTACTGCCTGCTGAGCAGCCAGCCGCTCTGCAGTTTCCATGCGGGTGATCTGGGCACTGATTTCCGCGACTTTGCTCTCGAGCGAAGTGAACTCGGCCAACTGCTCGGCACTCAGAGCCCCGCCCTGTTTCTCAATGTCAGCCAGGGCGGTGATCTGGGCGACGATTTCGCCACGCTCGCGGCGGAGGGTTTCGATAGTTTTCATCGAGTGGTTTCCTTTGGGTATAAAAAAAGCCCCTGATGGGGCTTATTGGGATGGGCTCCGCCGCAGGGCTAGAGCTGGTTCTGCAATTCGATGGCTTTGGCCCGCAGGCCTACGGTCTGCTGGGGCTTACCCTGGTTGGCCACGCTGGCGGCGAGGGCGTTGAGATAATCCTGGGGATTGGCCAGCTCGTCGGCCAGGCCATTGGCCACGGCTTCACTGCCGCTGAAGAGGGCTGCCTCGGTGGCCTTCACTTCCTCTACCGGCAGGTCGCGATAGCGGGCGACGGAGCTCACGAACAGCTCGTAGGCCTGATCCATCCGGTGATCGATGGCGGCCATCGCCCCCTCGGAAAGGGGCTCGTGTGGAGTGCCGTCTTTCTTGCGCTCGCCGCGGTAGAAGGTGGTGAAGGTGAGACCCACTTCCTGCTCCCACTTGCTCACCTCCATGTGCTCCATGATGACGCCCACCGAGCCGCAGCCGCCGGTCTCGCTCACCACCACCCTGGTGCAAGCGGCCGCGATGAAGTAGGCAGCCGAGTAGGCGGCGAAGTTGACCAGGGCGGTGATCTGTTTGACGCTGCGCTTGGAATAGATGTACTCCGCCAGCTCCTTGCAGCCCACCGCCATGCCGCCGCCGGAGTTGATGTCGAGCACGATCTCCTTGACCCGCTCGTCGGTCAGCGCAGTGGCGATCTGCATCCTCACCCACTCGTAACTGGTCAGCTCGGTGCAGGTGGCATCGATGTGACCACGCCGCGCCATCAGGATGCCGTGCACTGGGATCACAGCCAACCCGCCGATGCGGTTCTTGAACTCGCCCCTGGCCTCCAGCGGCGCAGGCTCTAACCCGTCCGGCAACTCGTCGGCGGCCATGATGTCTCGCTGGTTGCCTAGCATCCGTGGCAGCAGCAGGCTCTTCACCCCGGCCAGAACATCCTGGGTGGCATAGAGGGGTTGGCCAAACGCCATGCTGGCCAGATGGGGGTAATTGATCAGCTTCGGCATAGGATGGCCTCGATCTCGTTGAGTTGTTCGGCACTGGCTTTGGTAATGCCTGGCGGGAGGGAACCGGTGCTCACCATGTTGAGCGGGGTCAGGTAGATTTCTCCACCTGCTACCGGCGGCAGGTTCTCCAACCGGCGGATATCGTTGACGCTTAGCCAGCCCCATTGGCGGCCGAGGGCATACGCCTCGTAGCGGGACTTCTGATCTGCCCGTAGCAACCCGGAGACGTTGAACTCGATGTAGAGGTTCTTTCGCTCCGCTGGCAACAGCAGGTCGCGCATCATGGCGCCTTCGATCCGCTTGACCCATGCCAGCAGGGTGTAGATGACAAACTGCAGCCCCTGGTGCTCGATGTTGTTGTTCGTCGCCCGCTCCAGTTCGCCGATCATGTGCGGCGGCACCTTGTAGAGCCGGCAGATCTCGTTGGCGCCATACTTGCGGGACTCCAGCAGCTGCGCCTGCTCGTTATTCATGGCGAGCTGCTTGTACTGCATTCCCTCCTGCAGTAATGCGACCGAGAAGGCGTTGCGCAGCCCGGAGTGGCGCTCTACAAACTTGCCGAGGAACGCATCCACCTTGGCCTGTGAGTCGAACTTGGCGCCATCCTTCGGGCTCTCGATGACTCCGGAGAGCGTGGTGCCGTTGGCAAACACCCGTCCCGCATGCTCATCCACCGCCATCGCAAGTCCGATGGTGTCCGGGTTGGTCTGGATTGGTGACAATCCCAGGTAGCCGTCAAGACTGAACGCCTTGACGTGGTGCACCATCCGCATCGGCAGGATCTGGTTGCTGCCATCCAACAACTGGTAGTAGGGCAACCCATCCGGCCCCTTAAGCACAGCTACCTTGTCCGGGTTGATGGGAATGAGTTCGGTGATGAAACCCCGCCCATCCCGGTCGATCAGGCTGTAGCTGTTACCCCGCAGGCCCAGGTGGCCCATGCGTTGTTCGTTATACTCGAACGCCGTGTCTTTCTGGTTCGGCTGGTTGTGGATCAGGTCGTAAAGGGGGTGGTCGGTGGCACGAAGCCGCTTGTCATCGTCACGGCGGTAGAGCTCGCAAGGGAGCTGGGCCACCGACTCCGCCAGCAGGGTGACACAGGCACGCACGACGCCTTGTGCCAAGGCAGTCTCCGGCGTCACCAGCACCCCAGCCTTGGTCGTCTTCCCGGCCATGCTGCTGATCCACTGACTGAAGTTGCCGCCCTTGCGCCCGCTGCCGAACATCATTGGCAGGAACATCAGCTATCCCCCTTGTTGCGTTTGGCAAACTCGGCGGCCGCCACTGCCCGGCTCATCAGAAATGACCAGGCGAGGCAGAGCAGGCCACCGACGACCCAGCCAAGGGGCGGTGAGTAGAGACTGGCGCCATAGGCCAGTGCCGCAGCCCCCAGCAGACCCACGATGAAAATTGAAAGTTGTTTCAGCATAAAACGTCCGAGGTTTCGTAGATGGAGCGCTCATCTTCACGGCCCGGCACCATGGCCCGACCGATGGCCATCATCAGCGCGACTGCACCGTCTATCTTCTGATCGGCGCTCTCCTTGACCGGGCGCACCATGTCATCGTTACCGGGCAGATACTTGCCGATCACGTTGCCAATGCACCAGGTCATCAAGCTGTTGCCGTCGTGGTGGAAGCGGCCTGCCGTGATGGCCGCCTCCAGCTCCTTCATGGCGCCGGACATGTTCTGATAGTTCTGGGTGATAGTGATGGGGGTCATCCCTTCGTCCGCCAGTGAATGTGAGAGAGCGATGGCGCCCGCCGGGTCGAGGGGTGTTTCCAGCACCTTGTTGTCGAGGTTGGCCTCTTTGGCCTCTTCGAAGATCTCGCGGTAGTCGATCTCCGCGCCGTCGGTGGTACTGAGCTCACCCAGGTTGACCCACTTCTGGTATCGCTCCGCCAGACGTCGGTTGTCGTTATCGAACACGGTATCTTCCGGCACCCAGAATCGGGGGGCTACGGAGTAGTAGTGGCGCTTGCCGTCGATATCGCGCCAGAACAGGCGGGCCATGGAGTTCATGTCGAGCTTGCGGGCTAGGTCGAAGCCGAGAATGCACTCGTCACCGGCAAACTGCTCCAGGGTGAGGCTCTTGTCCTCACAGGCCGCCCAGCGCTGCATGTTGTAGAACGCCGTCTTGGCCGAGACCCAGACGTTGAGATGCTTTGTCTTGAATATGTTGGCAAAGCGGGCCGATTTGATGGCCTTGGCCTGCCTGGCCAGCAGATACTCGGAGTAAACAGAAACCCCCATATTGGGGTTAGCCTTGGCCAGCACTGCCGGATCCGCCCAGTCATCACCCTCGTCAATGGTGTAGATGATCCCGAACAGCTCGTCGTCCGGGACCGTGCCGGCCAACATCTCGATCACCTCCCGCCGCTTGTCGTAGCAGGGGCCGTCGATGTTGTAGCCCGCGGTGGTGATGACCCACATCAGCGGTTGGCGGCGGGCGCCCATACCGGTGATCATGGTGGTGTAGAGGTCGTCGCTGTCATGCTCGTGGTATTCGTCCACGATGGCGCAGGATGGCGACTGGCCGTCACCCGGGTTGCCAATCAGCGGCTCAAAGCGAGCGCCGTCAGCAGGGATGTTTAGGTTGCTGGCGTTGACTTCAACCCCGTAATTGTCGAGGAAGTCCTGGGTGCGCTTGGCCATCAAGCGGGCGGGGCGGAATACCTCCCACGCCTGTTTTTCAGTGGTGGCGCCGGAGTAAACCTCGGCGCCAAATTCGTTATCCGCCGCGAAGCAGTAGAGGCCAACCGGGGCGGAGAGCGCCGACTTGCCGTTCTTGCGGGGGATCTCGTTGTAAACCTCGCGAAAGCGCCGCAGGCCGCTTCCTTTGCGCACCCAGCCAAACACGCAGCAGATGATGAACAGCTGCCACGGCTCAAGGTTCAGGGTCTGGCGCTTGAAGGCCCATTCCCCCTTGGTGTGGGGCATGAGCTGAACGAACTTGGCAGCCCGCTCGGCTTTGTCCTTGTCGAAACGAAACCGGAACTTGGCCGACTTCTCTTTGGCCAGATCATCGAGATGACGCTGGCATGCCTGGATCACGTAGCGGCAGGCTGGGATGTTGCCACGCACCACATCGCGGGCGTAGCCATTGGCCACGTTGACGTAGGGATAGCTTTTGCGTGCGGCCATAGTCCATCCCTACAAAGCAGCGAACGGGTTGCCTCCTCCCTTCTTCTTGTTGCCGCCGATCAGGCGCGAGCGGCTGGAAGGGTCCAGCCCGAGCAGGGCCCCGTATGTGGTCATTTGCTTGAGTGATTCGTTGGCGACGGTACAGGCCGGATTCTTGACTGGACCACCCGTGGCCCCTTCAACCACCAGGCCGTGCTTCGAGATCTCTTTCTCAGCGCGGCGCCAGCGGGAGTAAGCGGCGCAGAACGCCTCCAGGTTGTGCAGGTCGGTGATGCACAGCACCTCAGCGGCGCACAGTTCTTTGATCACCATATCCCACAGTGTGGGGGCCCATGGATCCTCTGCCAACCACTCAGGGCAGGCGACCCCGATCAAAGGGGTGAAGGTGGGTTCGTCTTTATTCAGTGCCCGCTTGCCGGCATTGCCCCCCAAGCGCTTCAGTGCGGTCGGCTTGGGCTTCCTACCGCGCCCGGGCACGGTAGCTGCACCGCCCATCGCGCCCTCCATTTAAATTTTTAATTTCGCGGGTATAAAAATTTCGCGGGGCGGAGCAGTGGTGAGGTCGAAAAGCTGGGAGGATTTGATCCCCCCTACCCCCTCACCAGCCCCCCCCGGCGCGATGCCAGCGCCTCTGCCCGCGTCTTTGTGGCGTGGCAAGGGTCGCAGATACTCTGCAAGTTATCGTCATCATCGGTGCCGCCAGCGGCCTTGTTGACGATGTGATCGACTTGAGTCGCTGGTGTCACAATGCCAAGAGCAAGGCACACTTGGCACAGGTAGCTATCCCTCACCAGTATCCGCTTACGCCGCTTGCGCCACGCCCAGTCATACCCGCGGTCATCGGCGCTGGTCTTGGCGACCTTCTTCCACCCATCAAGCAGATGTACATGGGCTGGGCAGTAGCCATGCCGCTCGGTGGTCAACTGATGGCAGGTGCGCTCTCTGCACACCTTGGGAACTCGTGGAGGCATGGCTGCTACCTGGTTGTTGCCGCACCGGCACACATTAACGCGGGACGACCCGCCAGATGGGAGAGTGACCCGGTGCGGCTATTCGGTTACTGCTGGGAAATTAGGGAGTGGTAGGCTCTTTCGCAGGCCAGACCAGATGCTCGAGCTCGGTCATACGCTCTTGCCAACTCTCCCGCTCGCGCATCAGCCCGGCTGAGCAGGTCGGCAAGCACCACGGCGGGCTGTCTGGCTGTTTCGCTTGGCTGGGCAACGCCGGTATGGCTGGCGCACTGATTTGCTCGTGCTGCCAAGCGGCGGGCTTGCTCGTGCAACCCAGCAGCAACAGCACTGGCAGCAGCAGCGTCACTCTCAGCCCGGGCAATCTCTTGTTCTGCATCCTGTCTCACCCTCTCTATGTCCGCTTGACGACGCTGTTCAACCTCTCGCGCAGCGGTTACCGCATCAGCTCGTGCAGAGGCCAGTTCGGCCGCCTGTTTGTTCCATTTCGCTGACCACTCAAGCCCCTTGTCATGAGCTCCGGAGCTGTATCCTGAGTGGTGAATCCACCACACCAGCAGCGCTACCGCGGTCAGGCGAGCGAAGAACCACACCACGGGATGCGCATCGAGGAACTGCCTGACGGGGCTCATGCTGCAGCTACCCCATTTTTGATGGCCGCAGCGGCATCCATACCCCTGAATAGGCATTCCTCTGCGACACGCCGGCGGGTCAGCCCGCGCATCACCTTGCCATCGTTCTTGTTCCACTTCCGAAACTCACGGGCTGCGCCATCGTAATCACCGGCGTTCAGCTTGCGCAGCAACGTCGAGTCCCCCAACCCTTCCGGAATAGTGTCAGCATCGATGTCAGACCCAACGTTGTAGGCGAACGACACCAGCGCATCGAACTGGCCTTGAGTCAGTGGTACCTTGACCAGCGACAGCACATCTCGCTCAAAGCGGCGAAGGTCATCAACGAACACGCTATCAGCCTGTTGTTGCGTCCACTCCAGCCCGGGCCTCACCTCCGGCCCGGTGTGCCCCCACCCGATAGTCCACGGCTCCCCATTCTTGCTGCCAGGGTCTGGGTAGGCCCTCAACTTGCAGGTCTCGAAGTAGTGCATAAGGCTGATGCCGTGCGGTGATGTGCGCTCAACTCGGACCATTGCCAAACCTCCTATCCAACACGCGACCGGCAAACTCACGGATCTTCTCGACCCCGAGGAACCCGATCGAACCGCCGACAAACCCGGATGCAGTGGCCGCAATCCCGAACAGCTCCATCCCAGACATCACTGAGAGGGAAATGGCGCCACACAACAACGACTCGAGTAGCCGCTGTCTAACACCGCCGCCGGAGTAAGTCACCCGCAGCCAGGAGATCACCACGGACAGAATGAAACCATATAGTGCGGGCCAGTGAGTGTCGGCCCACGCCAACAGCCAGGCCAACAGGCCAAGGTCTTTATCAGGCATCTTCATACCCACCAC